TTCTTTAGAATTTCAAGCAACTGCATTTTCGCCTAAAGACATGACTTACAATGACAGTTTGCAATACATGGCAACTCAAATTGCAAGATTATGCAATGTTCCTGCATATTACATTTCAGCAGATCAAAACAATTCAATGACCTACGCCAATGTGCAAGACGAAAGGCGTCAATTCGTTTCGTTATCCCTGCAACCTTACATTTCTTGCGTAGAAAGTAGATTGTCAATGGATGATCTAACCCCGAACACGCAATTTGTGGCGTTTGACATGGACTCAGGATTTTTAAGAGCAAACCCATTAGAGCGCCTTGCAGTAATCGAAAAGATGTTAGCGCTTAACCTAATAACCGTAGAACAAGCGAGAGAAATGGAAGAACTAAGCCCAAATGGAAATAATTAACTTTAGTGCAGATTTAGAGGCTTCAGAGTCTCGCAGAATTATCTCAGGCAAAATCGTGCCGTTTGAAAATGAAATTGGTCAAACTTCAGTTGGAAAAGTTATATTTGAAAAAGGTTCAATTCAGATTGATGAACCAGCAAAAGTTAAGTTATTGCTAGAGCATGACCCGAAGTCACCTATTGGCCGCATGAAAAAGGTCGAGGAAGATGAATCAGGTATTTATGCTGAGTTTAAAGTTAGTAATACAACTAAAGGAACAGATAGCCTAATTGAGGCTTCAGAAAATTTAAGATCAGGTTTAAGCGTTGGTGTTGAAGTATTAAAAGGAAAAAACACCAATGGCATTTATAGAGTTAGTGCAGCAAGACTTATGGAAGTCAGCCTAGTACAGGCTGCCGCTTTTTCAAGTGCTGCTGTCACTTCAGTCGCTGCGTCAAGCGCAGAGGCAGAACCAACCGAAACCAAAACAGAAAATGAGGCAATTGTGGAAAACACAACACCTGATACACCTGTTGCAAGTGAGGTAGTAGAGACCCCTGCGGTTGAAGCCTCTCGCCCAACAGTAGCAGCACCAATTTATACTCGCCCACGCCTTGAGTTCACAAAGGAAAAATTCCTAGAGAATACACTTCGTGCGCAATATCTAAATGATGACACAGCCCGCCAATATCTTTCAGCGGCGGCAGATACAACTGACAACGCAGGTTTAATTCCTACTCGTCAATTAACTGAGGTTATCAATCCGCTTTCAAATGCTGACAGACCGTTTATCGATAGCATTAGTTCAGCCGCACTTCCTGACGCTGGAATGACTTTTGAAATTCCTAAGTTAACTCAAGCACCAACAGTTGCAGAGACAGCCGAAGGCGCAGCGCCATCAAATACTGATCAAAATGTTTCCTTCTTGTCAGTAAATGTCAAAAAATATGCTGGTCAACAGCAATTCAGCGTTGAATTATTAGACAGGTCATCTCCAGCGTTTTTTGCTGAGTTGGTTCGTCAAATGGAGTTTGCTTATGCTAAAGCAACTGACATTGCAGTTGGAACTGCGTTAATTGCCGGTGGAACAGATGGTGGCAACAGAACACTTACAGCCGCAAACATTCAAGACTTTATTTCAGACGCCGCAGTTTCTATTTATAAGGGAACTCTTGGCTTCGCACAAAACATTGTTGTTTCACCTGAGCAATGGGGTGCATTGATGGGTCTAGTAGATGGCTCAAACCGAGCAGTATTTACTCAGACAATCAATCCTCAGAACGCTTCAGGAAATCTGACACCTACAAATATCCGCGGAAACATTGGTGGACTAAACCTTCGTGTTTCAACTGCGTTGACAGATGGTACAGGTACAGGCGATAACACAATGATCGTAATTAACCCTGAGTCTTATACATGGTACGAGTCAAGCAAGTTCCGTTTAGAGACCAATGTAATTTCGACTGGACAAATTTCAGTTGCTTACTATGGTTATGGTGCAATTGCAACAAAGGTAGGCGCTGGCGCTTATCGCTGGATGGTTGCATAAACTTTCCTAAATAGGAATCACCTGTAAAGGGGCGTTGGAAGCCTTCGCCCCTTTACTTTAAGAAAGGACAAAAAATTGCCGGCTACTTATGTGACCGAAGCCGAGTTGAGGCTGAATTTAGGAATTGGAAGTCTTTACACTTCAACAGTTGTTGAAGAAGTCTGCCAATCTGCCGAAAACATAATCAAATCTTTTTTGTGGTTTAATAAGGCTTATATTGATGCAACTGAATTAAAAAGTTTAACGGCAACTGTTACGACAGTTAACCCTCATGGTTTTGTTGTTGGTCAGAGCGTGGTCATTTCGGAATCAGGTTCAGTGTATAACGGAACGAGAACAATAACTGAAGCAACAATTTATACTTTTTCATTTACGGTTGCATCAGGTGCAGATCAAACAAATCATTTAGTTAGACCTTACGGAGTTGTTACAGGTGCATTTCATGGAACAGATTATGCGACTGTTCCCGAAATACGCGAAAGCGCTATGATGATTGCGGTGGATATTTTTCAGGCAAGACAAGCATCAAACGCAGGTGGAATTTCACCTGATTTTCAACCTTCACCTTATCGCATGGGCAATACTTTAATTGCTAGAGTTCGTGGGTTAATTGCAAACCATTTAGCCCCCAATGGCTTGGTTGGCTAATGACGGTTGCCGTTACAACTCTCAGGTCAACCCTTGCGACAGCGTTAGAGAACGCTGGGGTGTGGCAGGTCTTTGCCTTTCCACCTGCTACACCCATTGCAAATTCAGTAATTGTCCAGCCGGATGACCCATATCTTGAACCGTCCAATAACATTTATTCAAGCGTTGCACCTAAGGCTAATTTTAAAATTGTAATGATCGTGCCAATGTTAGATAACCAAGGCAATCTAATAGGCATTGAAGATATGTTGGTTGGCGTGTTTAATAAACTAGCAGCATCAACCACATTAAAAATAAGTGTTGGCAATGTATCCGCACCAACTGTTTTATCAGGTGTTGCCGGTGAAATGCTTACAGCAGAACTGTCCGTATCAATCATGACAAGTTGGAGTTAACAATGAGTGAAATTATAGATGTTCCTTCAGAGGACAAGGCTTGGCTTGAAAAAGTCGGGCAAGTAGCAAAAACAGATAAGCCAAAACCAGTCTCAAAGAAAGATGAGGAATAACCAATGGCTGTATTTCTAAATAACAAGGTCGGCGTAAAGGTTAATTCCGTTGACCTTTCTGACCATGTGACCGCCGTCACACTAAACCGTTCATTTGATGAACTTGAGGTCACCGCAATGGGTGATACAGGTCACAAATTCGTAAAAGGCTTGGAAGCGTCATCAGTGACAATTTCCTTCCTAAATGACACTGCTTCAGCAAATGTACTAGCAACCCTTCAGGCTGCATGGGGTACTTCAGTAACTGTTGTTCTATTACAGGAAAAACTAACTGCTGTTGGTGCAACAAACCCACTTTATACAATGACTTGCCTAGTAAATAACACCACCGACATTAACGGTGCAGTAGGCGATTTGGGTACTCAGGATGTAACATGGACTATCAACGGTGCAGTTGCCGTTGCTACAACAGGTACTTTCTAAGGAGTAATAAATGATTAAACTCAGAGTGTCCAAGGCTTCAGGGGAAGTGGCAGATTATGACATCACCCCTGCACTTGAGTATGCGTTTGAACAAAATTTCAAAACTGGATTTCACAAACGATTCAGAGACGAAGAACGGCAGTCGGATGTTTATTGGCTTTCATGGGAAGCCGAGCGCCGTGCCGGTGTAACAGTTGCACCATTTGGGGAAAAGTACCTAGAGACACTTGCAAAAGTAGAACTTATGGACGCTGATTCCCCAAATGGGTAACGCGGTATGATCTTACTTATTTAATTGCATCTTTAGCAGTTGAGACAGGCATACCGCATAGCGAATTTATTAACATGGATAGATCAATGTTTTTAGCAACATTGGCTTATTTAAAAGATAGATCAAAGAAGGTGGAAAATGCCAGTAGAGGTAAAAGGTATCGTTGAGGTTCAAAAAGCCTTAAAGAAGTTTGCGCCTGACCTTTACAAAGAGATGAACAAAGAAATTCGTTCCGCCATGCGTGAAGTTGTAAATGAAGCTAGAACTAATGTTCCAAATCAAATACAGGGTTTGAGTGGCTGGCAAGATCAAGGTAAGGAAGTAGTTTCTAGAACTGCTGGCAAAGCAAGAGGATTTCCTAAGTACAACCCAGATGTTATCCGTAAAGGTTTAACTTATTCTTTAGGGCGTTCACGCCGTAATTATTCTGGATTTGTTAATGTTTATAGATTATTAAACAGGTCTGCTGCCGGTGCTATTTATGAAACAGCAGGAAGAAAGAACCCTGATGGGCGAGCGCCTGTTCAAAGTACTTATTATCAAAATCAAATTACTCAGGGTACTGAAGGTTATTATTTTTACAAAGGCAAAAAGATTGCAAGGGCAACAAGAAACTATAACAGCAATAACCCTTTTGCAGGTTATCATTTTGTAAACTCTATTGATGATGAGGCTAGGCTAGAAAGTATTGGTAGAGGACGCAAGAACAAAGGTAGATTACTTTATGCTGCTTTTGCTAAAGATCAAGGTAAAGTAACTAAGGCAACTTTCAAGGCTATTGATACAGCCATTTTAAAATTTAATTCAAGTACAAAGCGTAGATTAGGACTTGCAGCATGAGTGCATCAGGTATTGAAATCCCAATTATCAGCACCTATAAAGACAAAGGCGTAAAGGCAGCAAACAAGTCACTTAATGTTTTAACTAAATCAGCCAAGACCTTAGGCATTGCTTTAGGTGCTTATCAAACTTTAAAATTTGGTAAAAGTTCCATTAAGGCTTTTGCAGATGATACAAAGGCAGCCAACCAATTATCTAAAACATTGCAAAACTTAGGGCAAAATTACGCAGTACTAAGTACTTCAGGA